ACAGTCTAGACTTCATGCATCGCTAAAAAAAGAACTCAGAATATTAGCAAAGTGCATACACGACTTTATGCCATCTGAGTATTCCTATGAGATAGAAGGTGACTTTTCTAGGACAAAAGATTTTGATGGCAGAATAGATGTGATACCTGTATCTGATCCTAACGCCTCTACAATGGCACAGAGGGTAACCCAGTACCAGTCAGCCCTACAGTTAGCTCAACAGGCACCACAGTTGTACGATATGGGAAAGCTACATAGACAGATGCTAGAGGTATTAGGCATACAAGAGGCTGATGATATTATAAAACTACCAGAAGATATAAAACCTAAAGACCCTGTTGCCGAAAACATGGCTATAATGAAACAAGAGCCAGTAAAAGCGTTTAAGTATCAGGATCACGAGGCACACATAGCAGTACATAAAGCCGCAGCGGAAGACCCAAAGATAGCTCAAATTATAGGACAGTCACCCTTTGCCGCAGCTATACAGAACGCTATGGCGGCTCACATAACTGAACACGTTGCATTCCAGTATAGAAAAGAAATGGAACTACAGTTAGGAACATCACTACCAGATGAGGACAAACCAATACCAGACAACGTAGAAGAACAGTTATCTAAGTTAGTAGCTAAAGCATCAGAGAAAGTGTTGAACAACAGCAAAGCAGAGGTTGCTGATCAACAAGCAAAAGAAGAACAACAGAATCCACTTACAATATTACAGCAGAAAGAAATGGCTCTAAAAGAGGCTGAGTTTGCTCACAAGAAAGAAATGGATATAGCAAAACTTAGAGTAGATGCTGAGCAAAAAGATAAAGATCAGAGAATAGAGGTTGCAAAAGTAGCTACAAAAGCAATATCTGATGAGCAAAAGAATAAAAGAGATCAAATAAAACAAGGTATACAAGAGGGCATAGACCTCGCTAGAGAGTTTGTAGATGAGCAGTGAGAGTATCTATGCACCTCTTCTAACAAAAGTTTTAGAGTATAAAGAAGATATTAAAAATCATCTATCATCAGGTGGTGCTAAGTCTATGGAGGAGTACGCATCTATGGTTGGTGAGTATAGATGCCTCAATAAAATACACGAAGATATACTTGACATCGAGAAGAGATACATTAATGATTAAAAAAAGTTATATGTAACTTTTCGTTTTCAACGCAAGGAACTGTGATCCTTAATCACTGCATGAGGTAAAAATGTATCAAGCTGTAAAGAAGGAAGGAGACCCAAAAGTCGCTTCCAAAATGCCCGAACCAAAGGGCTACAAACTCCTAATATCCCCAGTAGAAGTAGATGAGAAGACCGAAGGGGGTCTATATATGCCTGACCAAATAAGAGATGCTGAAGGTATAGCGTCTATTATAGGTTTCGTAGTTAGTATGGGTCCTGATGCTTATAAAGATAAAGACAAGTTTCCAAACGGTGCATACTGTAAAGTGGGTGACTTTGTTATCTTTAGATCATACTCAGGCACTCGTTTTAAAATACACACACAGGAATTTAGATTAATTAACGATGACACAGTAGAAGCAGTTGTCGATGACCCAAGAGGATATAAGAGAATATGAACGATACAGCAGAAAAATTAGAAGAGAACATTCAAGACAGCGCAGAGGTTGTTGAAAATGATGAAAATTTTGACATAGAAATTGTTGATGACACCCCAGAAGAAGATAGGGTGCCTAAAAGAAAAGAAACGTCAGAGGCTGATACTGATGCCGACAATGATGATGAAATAAAAAACTATAGTGAAGGGGTTCAAAAAAGAATATCTAAACTAAAGTATGAGTTCCATGAAGAAAGAAGAGCTAAAGAAGAGGCTAAAAGGCTTCAAGAAGAGGCTATAAGCTATGCAGAAAAGCTAAAGAAAGACAACGAAAGTCTTAGAAAAACCTTAGCTGATGGCGAAAGTATGCTTATAGATCAAGCTAAAGGTAGAGTTGGGGCAGAGCTTGAAAAGGCAAAAGCAGATTATAAAGAGGCATATGAGTCTGGTGATCCTGATAAATTAATAGAAGCTCAAGAAAAATTATCAAAGCTTCATAATGAAAAGTTTAGAGTGGATGAGTACAAGCCTCAGCCTCAAGATGTTCAAGAAGAAGCACCTAAACCCAAAGCTCCTCAGCTTTCACAAAGAGATTTAGAGTGGCAAAGAAACAACGAATGGTTTGAAAAAGACTCTGTAATGAGAGGAACGGCTATGGGCTTACATAGTCAGTTACAACAAAAAGGTGTTGTGCCAGGCTCAGAAGAGTATTATAAAGAAATAGATGAGGGAATGAGAAAGATATTCCCTGAAAAGTTTGAGGTTCAGCAAGAAGCACCTGAACTACAAAATG